TTGACAATGCAGCCAGATTTATGGTATTCTTCTTATACCTTGATGATAATGAAGGTGGCATGACAACCTTTCCATTAATGAATAAAGGGTCGCCATGTAAAAGAGGTAGTCTATTAATGTTCCCACCGTTGTGGCCTTGGTTGCACGCTGGAACAAAACCAATAGACAAACCGAAATATATTATAGGAAGTTATTTACACTATGTCTAAAGTTACAATTGAAAAACAAAATATGGAAACGTACATACGGTCTTATGATGATGTATTAGATAGTTCTATTTGTGAAGAATTAATTACAAAATTTGAACTATCTGAAAATCAATACGAAACTTATAATGATAACACTATGAGTTTTACCCAAATAAATCTTATAAAGCATAATGATTGGAGAATATTCTATGAAGATTTAGATTTATCATTTAGGTCTTGTATAGAAAGATATAAAGATGATTGTCAAATTGTTGATAGTATGTTTCCTAAAAGGTTTGGATTTGAACAATATAGAATGAAAAGATATTTACCAGACGGTAAAGACCAATTTAGAAACCATGTAGATGTTATGGATTATAATACTGCAAGAAGGTTTCTAGTTTTCTTTTTGTATCTGAATGAGCCAGAAGGTGGAGAAACAGAGTTTCATTGTTTCAATGGTGAAAAAATAAAACCTAAAGTTGGTAGAATGTGTATGTTCCCACCAATGTGGACTCACTTACATTCTGGTAATGCTGTTATGGGAACAAAACCTAAATATATTATAGGAAGTTATTTACACTATGTCTAAAGTTACAATTGAAAAACAAAATTTTGTATATTTAAATTCACAAAAATATCCAGACGTAACTTGTATTGGTATTAATACTGGAAAGTTCAAGGGTGTGGTGTATAAGTATGGTAACGTAACTTTGGGTGAACCATCTGAAAAAAATGGGTTGCCATTTAAGTTTAGTTATGATATACTAGATACAAATGGATTAAAGAAATCACAATTTGATGAAGAGTTTTTTACATTAATTGGTGATATATTAGTTGAAATTATAGACGAACAAGCTGGAAAAAATGATGGAACAATTGAACAACACAATAGAGAAAACGACCCTATCGAATCTGATAACGAATGATGAGTATTGTAGAAAGGTAATCCCTTTCATCAAGCCAAAGTATTTTGAGTTAAAAGAAGATAGAGTTGTATTTGAAGAAATTGTCAAATTTGTTGACAAATACAAAAAACGACCTACTAAAGTTTCTTTAGAAGTAGAACTAGAAAATCGAAGAGATTTAACCGACACAGAACATAAAGCAGTTGTCAATTTAATTAAAAATTTAAATGAGGCAGAGGTAGATATTGAGTGGTTAGTAAATACCACAGAAAAGTTTTGTAAGGATAAAGCGGTTTACAATGCAATCGTTGATGGTATTGCTATCATTGATGGTAAAGATGGAAAAAGAACACAAGAAGCAATTCCAGAGATTATGAGAGATGCTCTTGCTGTTAGTTTTGATTCATCTGTAGGACACGATTATTTAGATGATGGAGAAGAGAGATTTGATTTCTATCATAAGAAAGAAGTGAAGATACCTTTTGATCTAGATTTCTTCAATAAAATTACTAAAGGTGGTTTACCACAAAAAACTTTGAATATTGCTCTTGCTGGAACTGGTGTGGGTAAATCATTGTTTATGTGTCACATGGCTGCAAACTGTTTATCCCAAGGTAAGAATGTATTATACATTACTTTGGAGATGGCAGAAGAACGTATTGCAGAAAGAATAGATGCAAATCTCATGGATGTTTCTATGGAAGAACTACATGAATTACCGAAAACTATGTTTACAGATAAGGTTAACCAGATACGAAGTAAGACAGAAGGTAAACTAATTATCAAAGAATATCCTACTGCAAGTGCTAATAGTGCTCACTTTAGAGGATTAATTAAAGAACTTGCAATTAAAAAGTCATTTAATCCAGATATCATTTTTATTGATTATCTAAATATATGTGCATCATCAAGGTTTAAAGGAGCCGCAAATGTTAATTCCTACATGTATATTAAAGCAGTTGCAGAAGAACTTAGAGGACTCGCCGTTGAGAACAATCTTCCAATCGTTTCAGCGACACAGACAACAAGAAGTGGATTCTCATCAACCGATGTCGGCCTTGAGGATACATCTGAATCGTTTGGCTTACCAGCGACAGCGGATTTCATGTTTGCGCTTATTTCTACAGAAGAACTTGAGGAACTAAATCAAATAGTAGTCAAACAGTTAAAGAACAGATACAACGATCCTACAATGAATAAGAGATTTGTTATAGGTATTGATAGAAGTAAAATGAGATTAAGTGATGTTAATCTAAGTGAACAGAAGGACATAGTGGGGAGTGGTCAAGAAATTGACGATGACACACCTATTTTTGATAAAGGACAGAACGCTAAATACGATAAATTTTCTACATTTAAAGTTTAAGTTTGTTATCTGCTCGTAGCTCAGCTGGATAGAGCAATGGTCTTCTAAACCATAGGTCGTAGGTTCAAATCCTACCGAGCAGGCCAAACTTGGATTATTATAAATAACAATGTAACTATATTTAAATGGGGAAACTGATGTCATTACTAAAGAAATCCGTTCAACAAGTTAGGCGTAGAGCATCTACATATAAACCTAAACTTGAATTGGTGGAAGAATATTTCTTATCAGAACAAACAACATTACCAGTAGATATTTTTAGAGGACTTGATTACGAGAAGAATGAAAGACAATCTTCTAATTCTAGAGATGTAATAATTGTTCGTTCAAAAGATAGAGAAACGGATAGAGATGAGATTCTAAGAAATCTTAATCAAGCTGGTATTCAGGCACAGTTAGGAACTGCTCAATCAAGTGTTGATCCAATTGATGGTGAACATGAAGGTAAGAAGTTTCGTATCCTTGTGAAACCTATTTCTGGTGGTATGGCAGAAACTACCCTTAATGCAAGTATAACAGAACTATTCCCTTGTATTGCATTTGAAACGAAATATACACCTAGAGACACACAAGCATTTCATAAATATCTATTAGACATGGATATTAAAAGTCTTAAATGTATTGGTAGTAAAGACTTACAAGCCGCTCAAGAGACAATTAATAAAGCAGATACATCATCTAAGTTTGAAGATAAGATGACTAATGCAATTGCAATAACAAAATTCTTAACAGATCAACATAACGACAAACCTATTCAAAGTGTATTTTGGGGATATCGTCAAAAACCTTCTGGCGTTCCAAGTGGACACCCAGGCGATATGTTTTTAATGTATGCTGATAAAAGTATATTGGGCGTGAGTTTAAAAGCTGGTGGAAAGAAAACTTCTGAACCACAACTTAACACATATACTACAAAGATTTTTGATGTATTCAAAGAAAAAAGAATACATGATACATTAATGAAAACGGTGTATTCTCAAATATATTCAAAAATACCAGATTTCCCAGCAGAAAATCAATATAGGCAAAGATCAGGCACACTTAAAACTGTTAATGCTTTAAGAAAATTTGACCAAAAGAATAATAAAGAATATGAGTTGTATTACAATCAGTATCTAGAAATTATGAGAAATGGTGTTATTGACTTATTTAATAAGAATAGAGAGAAAACCATAGATTATATTCGACAAGAAGTATTGAGAGATGCTCCAGATGTTCCTACTTTAGTTATCAAAGCAATCGGTGACAAGTATGAAGAAGTAACAGACAAAGATGCTCTTGGAGTATTTTTACCACAAGTACAGTTCGTTAAAGCATATTCTAGTAAATCATCTAAACAAAGTTGGTTTATAGAGTTGAAATCTGGACAAGACAAGTTGACTATGAATATGTCAATTAGAACAAATAAGTCTGGAAATGCTGGACAGAAGAAGTTGGGGCAATTCAGTCTTGCTGTAAAATACAATGGATTGCAAAAATGAAGATAAGTTTAAAAATAAAAGTACTTGACAAATTCTATCGTATGGTAGAAACTAAGTGTGGTAGAATTAGTAATTGGGCCTGGCATAAAAGGTGGCACAATAGAGAAACTGGCACAGGCTATAGGGCGTATACCAAATGAAAACATTTAATCAACTACTTACAGAAGATAAGGGTGGTAAGAATTTACACCTAGAACATCTAGAGGATGAAATTCTCAACTACGGAGTTGACGGTGGTAGAGCTGCAATTAACTTCCTACGTTCATTAAGAGATATGCTTGCTGGTAACTCTCGTTCATCTATTTCAATGACTGTTAAGTGGGATGGTGCGCCTGCAATCTTTTCTGGCATCGACCCTTCTGATAATAAGTTCTTTGTTGCAAAGAAGTCTGTATTTAATGCTGAACCTAAACTATACAAATCAATAAAGGAAATAGATGATGACAACCTATCTGGCTCTCTTAATTCTAAATTTAAAATTGCATTTACAGAATTTTCTAAATTGGGTATTAAAGGTGTTCTGCAAGGAGACCTTATGTTTACCGATGACGTTGACACCTCAACAATTGATGGTGAAAAATACTATACTTTTCAGCCCAATACTATTGTTTACGCTATACCTATTAATAGTGAATTGGGGAATACAATAAACAAAGCAAAGATTGGTGTTGTTTGGCATACAACGTACACTGGAAGTGATTTACAATCAATGAAAGCATCATTTGGTGCAAACATATCAAGTTTAAGTAAACCAGCGTCTGTCTGGATGGACGATGCAACTTACAAAGATGTGTCTGGAAGTGCGACATTTAATGCAAAAGAAACTGAAAAAGTTACAGATTTACTTTCAAAAACTGGAAAGACTTTTCAAAAAATTAATGCGAATCAATTAAGATCTTTTTTAAAACTACAAGAAGTATTTACTGGGCAACTTGCTAGTGCTGGGTTAAAAACATATAATAATACTAAAGTTAGAGCTGGAAAGACAATAACAAATCCTAGACAACATGCAATAGGATATGCTAAACATGTAGAGATGGCTTTACAAAAGAATATTGATAAAGTAAAATCGGTTGCTGGTAAAGAAAAATATAAGAATTTACAAAAAGAGTATGTACGAGAAGTCAAGAAATTTACAAACGTATTAACCTTAACTCTAGAGTTTCAAAACTATTTAGTTGATGCTAAAGCAGAAATCGTAAATAAACTAAATAGTGTAAAGGGATTGACAAGCACCTTTATTAAGACTAGTAATGGATTTAAAGTAACTAACCCAGAGGGGTATGTTGCGATTGATAGAGTTAGTGGAAATGCAGTTAAATTAGTAGACAGAATGGAGTTCTCGTTTAATAACTTTACCGCTATAAAGGCATGGGATAAATGAAAAAATTTAAACAAATACTTAACGAAGCTAAGTTTAATCATACGTTCACTTTCGGTAGGTTTAATCCACCAACAATTGGACATGAAAAACTAATCATGAAGGTTGCAAAAACCTCTTCTGGTTCTAAAGATTATTCTATCTTTGCTTCACAATCCCAAAGTCCTGCTAAAGACCCTTTACCGTATGCTCTAAAAGTCGCATACATGAGAAAGATATTTAAGAAACATTCTAGAAACATTATCGCAGACACTAAAATAAGAAATGTGTTTGACATTGCCGTTAGATTACATGGACAAGGATACAAGTCAATCACTATGATTGCTGGTTCTGATAGAGTAAAAGAGTTTGAAAGACTATTAAATCAGTATAATGGTGTAGAAGGTAAAAAACACGGTTATTATGGTTTCGATGAAATCAGAGTTATTTCTGCTGGAGAAAGAGACCCAGATGCAGAGGGTGTTGAAGGTATGTCGGCATCGAAGATGAGAGCTGCTGCAACTGCAAACAGTTTTGATATTTTCAAACAAGGAGTTGCTTCTGATGAAACAACTGCAAGAAAGTTATTTAATGATGTTCGTAAATATATGGGTATCAGAGAAGAAAAAGACATGGGTGACATGGATGACTATGAAACTCTAAGAGATAAGTATCTCACTGGAAAAATCTGGTTGGTTGGAGAAATGATTAGTGCAAATGGTATTGATGGTAAAATTATTTCAAGAGGAACTAATTATATATCATTTAATGATTCATCTGGCAAAGTCCACAAGGCATGGTTAACAGAAGTTAGAAACTATAGAAAAGAATACGATAACTATCAAGGTACACCAGAACAGATTGCAAGACGTTCTTCTAGAAATCAGGCTCGTAGAATTATGGGTAATAAAGCAGTTCAAGGTTTAGATGTTGGACACAGAGATAATAACCCACTTAATAACGACCCTAGTAATTTAAAAATGGAAGATCCATCTAAGAATAGAAGAGAACCAAGACTAAGAGAAGAACCTAAAAAGATTACAAAGACAAAACAAGTAAAAGGTGATGTTGCAGATGTAAAAGGAACACAGCCCGCTAAGTATTATTCTAAAGATACAGAGGGTGATGAAATGTCTAAATCTACAAAGATTGCTCGTGCAAGACATTTTGCAAAGGGTGGTTCTAGTGATAAAGCGCCTGGCGATAAAGGTGCAACTACTAAACCATCACAATACACCAAGAAGTATAAACAGATGTATGGTGAAATACTTGACAAGAATGAAGATTTCATACATTATCCAGGCCAAGTAGATCCAAAACAAGATAAGTCAAAAGGTGCTTTCGTTAGAGGCGATCCAACTGAACCTATAGAGTTTAATCCTAGTTATGATACAGATCAGATACTTGATAAAGCAAATAAAGAAGTTGAAAAGGAGAGAGGCGTGAAACAAAAACCTTATGTAGAGTCTGTCCAACTAGACGAAAAAATTGCTGGACTTGTAAAGAAATCTAGTGAAACTGGTGTTCCATATGGTATTCTTAAAAAGTCATATGACAGAGGTATGGCTGCATGGAAAGGTGGACATCGCCCAGGCACTACACCACAACAATGGGCATTTGCAAGAGTGAACTCAATGTTAACTGGTGGTAAGGCAGACCCAGATTTACAAGGTAAAGTAAGAGCTGCAAAGAAAGCACATAAAGCAAAGAAAAAAGAATCATATGAGTTAGGTACAGATGAGTATACAAATCATACTAAGAAAGTAACGCCAGGACAAGTTAATGAATGGTTTGAAAATCAAGCTGTTCGTGCAAACTACGAACTAAAACATGGTGAAGATTGGTGGTGGAAATTAAATGAAGTTCACGATACAATGCTTGAAAAGGTTGGTTGTTGTGATGATTGTGCCGAGGTTGATGGATTTGATGAAGAATCATTACAATCTGAATCAGGCCCATGTTGGAGTGGTTACAAACAAGTTGGTATGAAAATGAAGGGTGGAAAAGAAGTACCCAATTGTGTGCCAGAGGAAACTGATGTCGGTGAAAAAACAACTCTAAAGAAAGATAAAAAATTACCTAACTTACTAATTCCTAAAAAGGGTAAAGCTGGACAAACCCAATTTGCAAGAAGAAAAGCAGTAAGAAAACTTGCCGCATCATTTACAGAATTTAAAAAAATGAATGATTGGGGTGAAGTTGAAGAAGATGCCGAAGGAAAAAAACTAAATAATCCTACAAAGGGTGATGTTAAAAAATACAAAGTTTATGTCAAGAATGACAAAGGTAACGTAGTTAAAGTCGAATTTGGTGACCCTAATATGTCTATCAAAAGAGATGACCCAGCAAGAAGAAAAGCATTTAGAGCCAGACATGGTTGTGATAAAGATCCTGGGCCTAAATGGAAAGCAAAATATTGGTCGTGTAAGTTTTGGAGTACCAAATCTGTAACAGACTTGATGAAAGGTTAATGGATATGGATGATTTAAAACCAAAAATGAAATTACGAAAACTCGCTGGTTTATCCATAGATGATGTTCGTGAGGATAAAAAACAAAAACAGGCAAAAGTTCTGGAAAAGAAGATTGAAGCCCAACTTGCTGAAGAAAAGAGAATAGAAGATAAAGTTAATTCTTTTTCTATTGATGAGTCTTTTATTCCAGTAGACAGTTTTAATAACAAAGGTCAGAAACATGAGGAAGAGGTTAAAAACCTTGAAGAAGTAAAACCCTCTATAGAAAAAGCAAAAGAAAGTTTGCAAGAACTAGTTAGTATCTTTGGTAATATAACTGATTTTAAAGTAAAAAAAGAAGAAGTTACAGAAGAAACAAAAGAAATTAAAAAACCATCAGCATCTGTTGCAAGGGCTTTTGGTTTAGAAGAGAACAATAAAATTGGGTTTAACACCGATGAGATTAAGGTAAGTGTTAAGCCTGAACCGATTGTAGAAGAGAAGAAAAAACCAGTTATCAAAAAGAAAGTTGTTAGTGAAGAGGTGAAACCAATTACACCAATTCAACCTATACAACCAACTAGAAAACTAGGTAAACAATCGGTAACTTCCCAATTTCAAGAAGATGCTGATACTTATATAAACTTAGAAAAAAGAAAAGAATTATATGAAGCTCTAAAGAGGGGTGATATTAATTCACAAGTTTATAAGAAAGAGATGAAAGAACTTGAAAAAGATAGACAATCAGCAATTGATGAAAAGAAATCAAGAATTGCTGACATGCATCAAGCACAAGTTGAAAGGATGGAGAAAGATAAACTCAATCCAGTTATACAGGCATATCAAGATAATAAGACAGTATTTCAAAGTAAGGTTGATGATGCTCAAAGCTATGTTGATGATGTTCTTAGACAACTTGATACAGTTGCTTATGATAAGAATGATCCAGAAGTCATAGACGAAAGAACAGAAGTAGAAAAGGTGCGTGCCGACCTTTCCAAGTTTAAGGAAATGTTTGGACAGACTATTAAAAATCTTTCGCCAATTATTACTGAAAATGCAAAAGCTACTGCACAAGGAGAAATCTCTGGTGGTGGTGGTGGAGAAATCAAACTATTTGGTTTGGATGATATAGATTCTGGTTCTAGATTTCATGGTGCAATGCTTCGTTATGACGATTTTGCAAAGAAGTACATTCATGTTGATGATGATTTAAATGATGGTATCGCATTAGAAGATGATAGTGGAGATGAAATTATTCTCGATGCTACAAATACTTCTGGTTCTGATGAAGGCCAAAGTATACTACAAGAAGATTTCACAAGAAATAATGTCCTTGCAGATATTGTTACTGGTGCAACTGTAGGTTCAACTACTGCAATTCCAGTTATAACATTTAATAGTCAAGGTTTGATTACTAGTATGACAACTGCTGCCATATCTAGTTCACTAACAATTGGTGCCGATAGTGGTAGTGATGATGCTGTTGCTGTAGGAACAGATACTTTAAACTTTACTGGTGGTGAAGGTATTGATACTACAGTTTCAAATAATACAATTACAATTGCTGGTGAAGATGCAACTACATCTAATAAAGGTGTTGCATCATTTAGTTCAGACAACTTTGCTGTATCAAGTGGTGCCGTAACAATTAAAAACGGTGGTATTGTAGGTGCTGAAATTGCTGATGATACAATTGCAGAAGCTAATATGGCAGATGATGCTATTGGTTCTGTTCAATTAAAAACACTATCTACACTACTAATTAAGAACTCTGCTGGAAGTACTCTAAAAACTATACACGGAGCAGGTGCTTAATTTTATAAATAATACTATAAAGGAATTAACATGAGCAAATATACTAATATATACGAACTTTATGCTAAAGTTATGGAAAATACTGATTCCATTAATAGTAGAAAAGCAGGCATTGTAAATGAAGATGTTAAAAAAGATGCTGTAAATGCATTTGATAAAGTAAAACCAAAACAGACATTGGACATTGGTTATGATTCATCTATTTCAAGTAATATGTCTAATAAATTTGTAGTAAAATCCAAAAGAAAAGTTAAGATGGGTTCTTCTGGAATGGGTGAGAAAATTACTATGCAAAGAATAGATCCTAAATCAGGCAACCCTAGTGGTGGTATGAAGTACTTCTTATACAAGAGACCAGACGGTAATGTAAGTCTAGCACTTGGTGATATGGGTGCATCAATGAAAAGTATCAAAATAGAAGGATATAATGAAGAAAAAGACTTGACATTGGCCGACGAGTGTGATACATTAGACCTTGATGAGAACTTTTCACCGAAAGAGGTAAAAATGGCAATTGGAATCGCTTCCGATCCTAGATATAAGCAAGGTAATATGACTGGCGCTGTAAAAGCAATAGAAAAAATTAAAAAGAATTTATCAAAACACTCACAAGTTGCAGCTGTTTTGAAAAGACAAAATGAAGAACTGTTGGCATATGTCAAAGAAGGTAAAATGAAAAATATCGCTACTGATGTAGACGATGCAATGGGTAATATTGCATACAAGTTAGAGACTAAAGGTGGAAGGTTCGTAGTTAAAGTAGACAGTAATGACGAGGAAGATGCACAAAAAGCAATGAAGATGCATCCACTATACATTGCTGGTAAACTAAGAGTTGTTCCAGAAGGAGTAGAAATTGATGAAGGTAAAGCAGCTTCAAGAGCACAACAAGCTGCTATCGCAATCTCCAAGAAAGAAAGAGGAGAGAAACCTAAAAACGAAAAAGTTGACCCTGCTGATATTGACGATTTTGCTACAGATGATGATGTCAAACAAGCTGATAATAACATCCTCATGCAACTTAGAAAAACAATTAGTCTAAGAGGAATGAAAGATGTCAAGTTTAATGATAATAAAAAAGTTAAAGTAAAAGAACCTATTGCAAGAGCTGTCTTTGATAGGTACAGTAAATTAAGAACATCAATTGAAAAGCAAAAATTTCAAACCCAAATTGCAAAGTCATATAAAGACTTGCTTAATGCGCTAAAAAAATAGGAGACTAAAATGGCATATTTTGATAAAAAAGAGGGTAGTCTTGAAGAGGCGATTAAGGCTAGTCTAACAGATGGAAGTAAAGAAGAATACCAAAAATTCTTTAATGCTGCTATGAAAAAATTTAAGATTAGTTCACCAGGCGAACTAAAAACAGATGCAGACAAAAAGAAGTTCTTTGACTATGTTGATAAGAACTATAAAGGCGAAAAATCTGAAGCAGTAAAAACTCTAATCGGTAAACTTAAAGAGTGGACATTTTCCTCTGCTAACCCAGTAGAAGAAAAAAAGGCTCCACTTGGTGTAGATGAAAAATCTAAAAAAGAAGTTGAAGAACAACTCTCTGCAATGAATGGTAAGTCATTATCTATGAGGGAAGCTCTAAAGAAAGTTTGGAGTGGACAAGAGGGTAAGAATCCTTTTGAAGATGAGAACAAAAAGAAGATGAAAGAGAAAAAAGATTTCGCAAAAGGTTCAAAAGCCGCAACTGGTGAACCAGCTGCAAAGGTCGAAATTGATCCTAAAATAAAGGATTAACAAATGAGAACTCTTTCGGAGTTAATGACGGCAAAAGAAGATTTGCCTATTATATATTGTGATATGGATCAAGTCCTATGTAACTTTATGGCTGGTGCTGATAAAGCTTCTGGGGGTTCATTTGTTACTGCTGATAAAAGTGAACGATGGCAAAAGATTAGTGATACTAAAGATTTCTGGGCAAGTTTAGAATGGATGCCTGCTTCTAAGAAGTTATGGCAGTTTATTGCTAGGTATGACACACATATTCTTTCTGCTTACTCAAAGAGAGATAGTAATTCAAGGCCAGGGAAGATGAAGTGGTTGGCTAAAAATACGAATGTTAAAAGAGGTAACATTCATTTAGTACAAAGAGATCAGAAACAGGCATATGCCACAAAAGATGGTAAACCTTCTGTTCTCGTTGATGATTATATTAAAAACATAAAAGAGTGGGAACAAAGAGGTGGAATAGGGGTTCATCATACTAGTGTGAACAAAACTATTAATAGATTGA